GTTTTTAGGCCTTTTCAGTGGTCTTTCATGCAAAAATTCATTAAATTTTCATTCAAAAGCGGGAGGTGTCGAATGAGGCGATCCAACGCTGAAATGAGGGTGGTAAAAGGATTAGCAGCCCGTGACAGGACCATGTCGGGCATAGCCGGTTTGATTGCCGCCCTTGTTTTTCATTTAAGGTGATTCATGAAATCAACCCATATCCTGATATAACATGAGATCAAAATACACCATCAATAGAAAACCCAACCCAGTCGGTCGTCCTTCCAAATACAACCCCGCTATTTTATCCATCGTTCTTAAGAGCATGTCCGAAGGGATGTCAAAATCCGAGATTTGTTTATTGCTTTATGAAAAGAACGGCGTCGCCCCCTCAACAGTGTGGTCATGGGAAAAGAAATTTCCCGAATTTCAAAACGCCATAAAAAACGGCCGTACGTTGGAACAAGGTTGGTGGGAAAGGATCGGCAGAGCGAATATAACCAACCCCACTTTCAATACCGGCCTATATGTAGTCCAAATGGCAAACAGATTCGGGTGGCGTAGGAAAGATGATATCGTCACCACAGTGCAGGGAGAAACAAAACTCACGGTCAAGCATGAGAAAGAGATCCATCATGTCATTGAAGAAAGAACAAAAGAGTATCTCGCCACGGCTTCGCGACTGGGCACAAGAGCAAGCCTTGTTGGACGTGACGGTTAGGGAGAACAAGTACATCCCCCATAAGCCGACGCCGAAGCAAGAAGAGTTCCTTGCCCTGAATAGCAAGGAAGCCTTTTATGGTGGTGCCGCAGGTGGAGGTAAGAGCGATGCCTTGCTTATGGCGGCATTGCAATACATCACCGTTCCCGGTTACTCAGCATTGATCCTGCGAAAGACATATACAGACTTATCACTTCCAGAGGCATTGATGGACAGGGCACAGGAATGGCTTCACAATACCGATGCTCGTTGGAGCGAGAAGGACAAGCAGTGGATGTTCCCAAATGAAGCAACCTTGAATCTGGGATATATGGAAAGTGAGAACAACAAATACCGGTATCAAAGTTCTGCCTTCCAGTTTGTTGGGTATGATGAGGTGACCCAGTTTCCAGAGAGCCAATACCTTTATTTGTTTTCCCGGTTGAGAGGTCTGAAGGGTATGAACGTTCCATTGCGAATGAGAAGTGCCAGCAATCCAGGCAACGTGGGTCATGATTGGATCAAGCAGCGTTTTATCAATCCAGGGAGAGAAGATCGTCCTTACATCAGGGCTTTGTTGCAGGACAATCCATTCTTGAACAGAGAAGAGTATCGTGATTCATTGTCCCAGCTCGATCCAATAACCCGTGAGCAACTATTGAATGGCGACTGGGATGTGGTGCAGGAAGGAGCGATGTTCAAGCAGTTCTGGTTTGAGGTGGTCAATGACTTTCCTGCCGATTGCGAGAAGGTGCGATATTGGGACATGGCTGCAACAGAACCAAAGAAGGGCAAGGACCCTGACTGGACGGTAGGTGTGTTGCTGGGGTTGAAGGATGGGATCACATATATCATTGATGCCAAGCGTGACAGGCTATCTCCCCAAGCCACAGAATTGATGATTCAGCATGCCGCTCAGATGGATGGACAGCGAGTGCAGGTCGGCATGGAAGAAGAAGGGGGATCCAGTGGCAAGATTGCGACCGATCATTATCGGCGTGATGTGCTTCTAGGCTTCAACTTCAAGAGTGACCGGCCCACCGGTGCAAAGACCACCAGGGCATCATTGTGGGCTTCCCCGGCAGAGGCCGGGAATGTGAAAGTGGTGAGGGGTGAATGGAATGAGGCTTTCTTCTCTGAGTTGCAATTATTTCCATTGGGAGCACACGACGATCAGGTCGATGCCGTCAGTGGTGCATATAATATGTTGACCCATAGATATATTTATCCCCACGTCTCAGTTGCCGATCCAGTCGCGAGGCTGGGCAAGCTTGGCAGGGAGATCGAGGAGCTGGAAGAACAGGCCAAGAAGGAAGAGGTGTTGGCATGAGCACCAAACTTGAAGCAATGGAGAGGTTGTCCCAGAGAGTCGCCATTCGCAGGTGAACGCGCCGCTGCTTTGAGTAGGTTGCATAATGTGAAGAAAAAGGACCAGGACCCTCGTCTGTCAGATTCACAGCAAAGCATATTGTCAGAGTTACGGCAAATGGGGTTCGCCACCACCTATGAAGTTGTAAACAATTCCAATTGGAAAATAATGCCCGAAAACTTTTCATATACAGGAATAACGACAGTAACATGATTCCAGACCATCCAGGTTATCCAAATATTCCAGCCCCAGTCCATACTAGCCTTTTTTGGGGTTTACCAGAATCAACAGCCAAAGAGATCGACACAATGACCATCAGCAGTAGATTGGGAGGTAATAAAGTAAGCTGTGAGTGCTTTGGCTGGGAAATCACAATACCTAGTCCGACTATACAGAATTTACGAAAAGCAATGGAGCTCAACCCGGCTTTATTGGAGAGAGCATGACAAAACTGGCTGAAATGATCGCCAAGAAGAAAAAAGAGTTTGCCGACTTGAGGCAGAGGATGTTTGAACAGCGGTATGGAATTGTATCCGGTGGAGACGAGACCGAGGCCCATCGTGAGAAGCGGATATTAAATAGTCCCGATTGCTGGGAAGGGGAGATCAACCAATTTTGAAGTCACCATTCAAATCAGTGGGGAATTGGGTAATGAAACGTATGGCATCAAGTGATATTTTCAGATCCTCCATGCAGGACTATGGAATCAAGATGTTCTCTCGGCATGGCTATGCTCCCGACGTGTCAATGGACGCCTTGGTGAAGAAGTACATGGGCTGGGTCTACACCTGCACCCACATCAACGCTACCGCAGTGGCCAGCACCCCGTTGAGGCTTTATGCCACTCGTGCCACTGGACAATCCCGATCAAAGGCAACGGCGATCCCCGTCAAGAAAGACAAACTTCATTATCTGCAGAACAAAGAGTCGCTTCAGAACATGGCACGGATCAAGACCGCTGAGGAGATCGAGGAAGTGGTTGAACATCCATTGTTGACCCTGCTTCAGCAGGTGAACGAGTACGACAATGGCTTTGAGACGCTGGAGTTGACCTCCACCCTGCTGGACCTGACGGGGAACAGTTATTGGTTCTTGGAGTTTGGCACGTTTGGAATCCCGAAGAGCATTTGGTTCTTGCGTTCACAGTGGGTGGCAATAGTTCCTGATAAAAAGAAGTTCATCAAGGGATATATCTATGGAATATCAGCGGACAGGAAGATTGCACTAGATGCCAATGAGGTTATCCACTTCAAATATCCCAATCCCAAGAATCCGTGGTATGGTGCCGGGCCAGTCGAGGCGGCCAGCTATGCCATCGAGCGTCAGAACCAGATGGACAGGTATGAAGCATCAACTCTCAAGAACATGGGCCGTCCCGATCTGGGCATCATCTACAAGGGTGGTCAGCTTGATCCTGAGCGGAGAAAAGAGCTTGAGATCGAGTGGAACAATTCATTTCGCGGCCCAGACAAGGGTGGCAAGATAAAGGTGCTGGATCAGGACTTCGGCATTGAGAAGTTCGGCTGGTCGCCAAAGGAGATGGAGTTCTTGCAGGGCAGGCCGTGGACGATGAAAGAGATTGCCTCAGCAATGAACGTGCCGATCGGCTTCCTTGACACTTCCGAGATCAGCAAGGCACCGAGAGCTGGCATGGAAGGCACCGACCTATTTCTAAGCAAGTACAGCACCAGACCACGATGTACCCGGATCGAGCAGAAGCTCAATGAGAAGCTGACCCCACTCTATGACGAACGCCTGTTCCTGGCCTTTGACAATCCAGTGCCCGAGGACAGACGTTTCAATTTGCTGGACGAGAGTCAGCAGATCAAGAATTTCACGATGACCATAAACGAGGTCAGGGCATCAAGAAACCTCGCTTCCGTAACTTGGGGCGACGTTCCTCTTGCGCCTCAAAACATTCTCCCACTAGGAAGTGCGTCAGAAGATAATCAAGAAGGGCTAGGGCAGAGACAGCCTAAAACGTCTAAAAAAAATCAACTTATTCTTGTACCTGATGACGGCTTATCTGGTGGGAGTTCTTTTATAGATGGTAAAGAGTTGCATCCTGATCTGGTGGGTGTGGAGGTGGAGGTAGATAGCTGTTGGCAGAAAGGCAGGCAGACATGATAGTAACGATGTACTTTAAAGAGGAAGGTCACGAAGTAGAGCACATGGTCGAATGTGACACGATTCGCAAAATTAAGCGGGGTGATTCTATTGAGCTTGGAATGTACAAGGACAACAAACTTATTATACGTCCCATATTCAGGGAAGATGCAAAGATATACATCATGGAGAGTGGAAAGACCGTTGACAAGATCGAGTTCATGAAGAAGAAATAACAAACTGTCTGCCAGCAGCTATGAAGAAATTATTTAATATGAGGACAAAAGCCAAGGCTCCTCCGCCAATGGGCCACAATCCCCCACTATCCAAGGAGGAGAAGAACTTCGTCGCGATGATGAACGACATCTTCGATCGGCAGACCAAAGAGGCCATGAAGAACGTGCCCAAGGTCATGAAGGGTGAAGAGATCGAGATGTTCGATTCCAAGCGGTGGATCTTTGAGGTGGCTCAGCTCACAACTGATTTAAGGTTCAGGCCATTTAAGCGTGGTGGCGATTTGGCAGTGGCCGAATTGTTCAGGATGCAAAAGACTTTCGGTGTGGCAGAGTGGATTGAGGCTCCGGAAGTGCTCGAGGCTCTCAATCAGGAAAACTTCGAGTTCGCTCGGAGGATCAACGACACCACAGCCAACGATCTGCGAGCGGCATTGTCTGAGGGGATGAAGGCAGGCGAGACTGTAAGCCAGATTAAGAAGCGTGTCGAGGGTGTCAATGCCAACTGGAAGAAGGGCAAGCGGTCAATGATGATAGCCAGGACGGAAACAGCCAGAGCTTCCACTCAAGGGCAGATACAGGCATGGAAACAGAGCGGCATAGTCACCGAGAAGAAGTGGAGTGCCGCTGGGGACGCCTGTCCGTTCTGTGCAGAGATGAATGGCAAGATAATAAGTATTGAATCCTCGTTCTTTGGCGAGGGTGATTCATTGTCGGCAGATGTGGGCGGGGGCAGGACAGGAACGATGAAGATGGGGTACGGGGAAGTGTCTGGACCGCCTTTGCATCCGAATTGCAGATGTTCAATCGTGGCTCATATTGTGGTGGATCAGGCTCCGGAGTTCATTCGGCCTCCAGATAGTATGATGAGGCCGAAGCCTGCTGAGGTAAAACCAATGTCGTCAGTGAAGGAGATGATTCATAAATATCCTGGATTGAAGAAGGTCAAAGTAATAGAGACTCCCAGTTTTGAAGATTCTATGTTAGGGCGGTATGATGGGAAAGGAATAATTTACTTAAATAAAAAGGAAGCGCAAGTTCCTTTTAGAAAAATAGCAGATGCGAAAGATGGGACACCCCCTTTCAATCGGTTCCGAGGGAAAGAAGCAACACTTACACATGAATATGCTCATGTGCTTGATTACGAGTTAGGAGGAGGAGTAGGAGAGGGAATAAAAATATCTGATTCAGCTAAATGGAAAAAAGGATTTGATAAATACTTGATATCCTATTTGGATCACCCACGTGGTGGGCAGGTTATTTCAAGATATAGTAGATCGAATCAGGCGGAGCTTTTTGCCGAGGTAGTAACCGCTTATACAAAGGATCCAGTATGGTTAAGGGAAATAAATCCGGATATGTTTGATTTAGTTGAATCTACTTTGAAGGGAGCCCCATGATATTATCTCCAAAATGCTATGATAGAAGGTGTAAATATTATATTGGTGTAGATCAGCCTGATGGTACAGAAAAAACAGAACGCAATGTATGCAAAGCATTTCCGAACGGGATCCCTGATGAGATAGCTTATGGTGGCAGTAAACATGAAAAGCCGTATTCCGGTGATCACGGTATTCAATATGAAAAGGAGAAACCAGAATGAAAAGACAGTTTGAATTAGGATCGTTGATGGAGCACCTGCCGGTGGACGTGCGCGACTCGGTGTTTCACCAGGCCAAGGAAGAGGGACAGGACACAGACAAGTTGTTCCTTTTGCGTCGAGGCTATGGTGAGAAGGCCAAGACCAATCAGCTCGATGTGGGTTCCAGGGCGGCAGTCAGGTACGTGTCCACGCGCACGCTGGACAGGGATCAGGAGATAATCCTCCCCGGTGGAATCAACATCAAGGAATTCATGAAGTACGCTCATGTGCTTTGGGGTCACAACTACAGCCTGCCACCGACCGGGTCGGACGAGTGGCTCAAGGCTGACGACTTCGGTTTGCTGGCTAAGACGATCTATGCCGACACCGGTGAGGGTACGCTGGCAAACGTGGTTTGGCACCTCGTTCAGCAGGGCCACCAGAAGGCCAGCTCGATCGGATTCGTGCCATTGACATTCACCCAGCCTGGTCACAACGACTTTGAGCGGGTGTTGCAGAAGCTGGAAGGCATGTGGCCGGAGATCCACGCCGTGAAGGAGAAGATCAAGAAGATCATCACGAAGGTTATTCTGCTTGAGCACAGCGACGTATCTGTCCCGGCGAATGTTGATTCAGTGGTGATAGATGTGGCGAAGAACTTTGGTGCCGACGATGTGGTATTGAAGATGCTGGGGCTGGAAGAGGCAGGCAAGCAGCCAAAGGGAAAGACGGCTACTGAAGAAGAAGAAAACTTCAAGACGGGGAATGTATTGATCATCAATGGCATGGAGTATGTTCCGAAGAGTGGAGACAGAGAGAAGCAGGAATTCAACTGCTCCTGCATTGAGTGTGGACACAAGATGGTGTCCGACAAGCACTGCAACGAGATTGAATGCCCGAAGTGCGGTGGTGAGATGCGCAGGGCAGAGCGTCCCGGCCCCGGTCGCGGTATTACATTTACTGAGGAGGAGCTTCATTATGCAATAGACCACAATGGAGAACTTCCCAACGAGGACAAAGCTGTTATTCCATTCAAAGAGACAGCCAAGGCTCCGTCCGATCAGGTATGGGAAGGATCAAACGAGGTGGTGGATGCAGACGTCAAGGATTTGAAAGAGATGTGTGCATGGTATGATAAAGATAATGCCGACATGAAAGGATCTTACAAACTCCCGCATCACAAAGCGATTGCTGATCACATCGTGGTGTGGAGGGGTGTGTCGGCTGCAATGGGATCGTTGCTCGGTGCCCGTGGCGGAGTGGCCATTCCTGCGGGAGATAGGCAGGGGGTATATGATCACTTGTCAAAACATTACATACAGTTTGACAAGAAGCCTCCCGAGTTGAAAGAGTATGTACAAGGCAACCTCAAGAAGATGTTTCCAGAGTTGTATGACGTCACGGAGGACGACACCCACTCAACGGAGGAAAAGAAACCTTCGGTGCGGGTAGTCCAACCGTGTGTTCGCACTTTGGAGCAGACCGGGGACCTTGATGCAATTGCCGCAAACGCTGTAAAGGAAGCGTTTGACAAGATGCGAGGAAAAGTGTGATGGTAGAAAAGGCTATCCTGCATGAATTGGAATCCGACACCTTGCAAAAGGAAGGTACTCCAAGAAGCCAGGGGCTGAACGGGTTAGAAACGATCTAGTAATTGGAAAGGTGAAAGGAATGACGGTATGAAAAAGATCAAACTTATAAAGGACTGGAAAGGTCACAAAATCGGTGCCATCTTGGAAGTGGACGAGGATACCTACACCGAGATCAAAGCTGCCGAGGCCTGTGAAGACTACGACAAGGAACTGGAAGCGAAACTGCTCAAGGCTCAGGAAGAATCTTCCAAAGCTGCGGCCAAAGCTGCCGTTGATGCGGTCAACGAACAGTTGAAGACCCTCAATCTTGGTAGCAAGATGGTGCACATTGAAGTACGTGAGAAATCGGACGACGATCCCATGGGCGGCTTTCTTCCCGACAACTCGAAGAGCATAAAAGAGTTGAGTGAAGATGAAGTCCAGTACGGTTTCGGTCGGTTCTGCGCTGACGTATTCAAGGCTCGTGACAGTGGTGAGTCCGAGACATTGAAGAAGAGCAGAGAGAAGTCGGACGAGATGATTCGCAAGTCGGCTGGTGACGGTATGGTGGTGGGTTCAGATCAGGAAGGTGGCTACCTTATCTTTTCTGCGGCTTCCCAGATGCTGTTGAAGGCTGGTCTGGAGAATTCAGTCGTACGGCCTCGAGCCTCGCGATTGACTCTGGCGACGCAGATCCTGCAGTTACCGTATCTGCGGAATGACACGCATTCTGCCGGGACGGTCTATGGCGGTATTGGGGTATACTTTGATGATGAACTGGAAGCAGCGACTGCATCGCGTCCGAAGCTGGCTCGCATTGAGTTGAAACTCAAGAAGATGACTGCGCTGGGATATGCTTCGGAAGAGTGGATCAAGTGGTCTCCTGTTTCGTTAGGTGCAT